TGTTTCGACGTCGTCAGGCTTGCCCATTGCGTGTCTCCTATGACCTCATCGTCATAGCGCAACGCATCGGCACGCACAAACCCTTTCGACGTCCACACCTTGTGATCTGGCGTGCACAGGAACTCACCGATCGTCGTCGTCACCCGGACAAGGTCGCGGTCGTAGTCGGTCACGCCAGCGAACAAGACATGGCGCCACCCGCCACGGGTCAGCACTAGGTCTGACGTCGTCACGTCTTCGATGGGCACATAGCCGCGCTCGCACAGAACCTGCTCACCCTCGGCAATGCAGTGGTTGTCTTTGTCGACGAGGATGGGCAGCACCCTGTTGGCCTCGTCGACCTTGTAGGAGTACTTCGCCAACTCTTCGATCACGTGGACACAGCGAGGATGGACCACGATGGAGAAGCCGCGCAAGAACTCGATCCCATCCTCGACAGAGCCGGTCCCTTTAACCGATGGGAAGATGTTCTTCGAGAAGTGCTTCCGCATGTGCGAGATGGTTTCAGGCCTCGACGAGTCCGCCGTGACCGGGAACTTCTCCGACAGCGGCACCGTCATGAAGAGCTCGGGCAGGTTCACGATCTCGCACCCGACTTGGTACGCCTCATGGTCGACGTAGAGCGTGCGCCCTTCCGTCCAACACCGGATGAGCACCGTCGGGTCCTGCGCGTAGCCCCAGTCCGCTCCAAAGCGCAGGTGCTCGCCGGGCTTTGGCTCACACTCGGCAACGCTCCAGTTGCGGAACACGAGGGCGTCTGACCGCTTCTTGAACTGGCCAAGCCACAGGTGGGCGTAGGTCTCAAGGTCGGTCGCGCGATGGTGCTCCATCAACTTCCGCAACTCGTCGGGGAACCACGGGTTATCGACGTAGTTTACGTCAACGCGCAGCGAGCCGGGCGGATCCTTGCCAACGGCAAACATGGTCTCGATCGCGTCGTAATCGTTCAGCGGGTTCCACGTGAAGATCAGCTGCGACCCAGGCTGACGGATGGTCGGGATCAACACGTCGAGGCTATTGCGCGAGACTGTTTGCGCTTCCTCCACCCAACAGATGTCGATGCCCTCCATGGACTTGATGGACGTCACGTTGCTGCGCAGGCCAGCGAAGATGAACAGGCTACCGTTCGCGCCCCTAATCTCGGTCTGGGTCGACGTGAAGAACCACCCAAGGCCAAGCCGGGCGATCTCGTCGTCGATGGTGCGCTTGACACTGTCCTTGATGGAGTCCTGAATCTCGCGGCAGCACAGAATGCGCAGGCACCCAGCGGCAGCACGCAACACCAGCGCCGTCGCCACTGAGCGAGACTTCGATGACCCTCGCCCACCTCGGATCAGGAAGTAGCGGACGTCGAGGCGCCACAAGACCGACGCCCAATCAGGCATGCGCGCTTGCATCAGGCTCCCGGCTTGACGAACGTCACGGTGAGGTCAGCCTTGAGCGGCGCCGTCGGATCGCCAGCCACTTCGAGGCGGTCGCCATACTTCTTCGGGGCGAGTTTGGACAGCAGCCACTTCCGGGTATCGACCTGCAGGCGCTGCTTGGCCACGCTGGCGCTGTCGATGGCGCCAGTGATGGGGTTGGTCGATGGTGGTTCGTCGGCCAGCCGCATGGTCTCGTCAACCATGGCGTCAATCATGGTGTCCCTGGCCCTCGCGTACTGTCCGGCAAGGTCCGGGTCGGCTGTGCACCAATCCAGAAAAGTCCGCACTGGAACGCCGGTTTCCTTGGACGCAGACCGCAAAGACATACCGCTGGCCACAGCAGCCATCACAGCATCAGCCTTTGCTTTACGGACGGGGTCAAGGACCATACCGCATCCTACCGCCACACCCCACAAACGACAACCCCCCTGCGGAATTGCAGAGGGGCTGTGTGGGGGGCGCCAATGATCGTGGTCTGTGCTGGATCGTGGGGACTCACCAGCGAGGTCAGGCTGTCACGGCTGGGTGTGGGAGGTCAAGGGCTCTGAACCAAAAGGTGGTAGAGGCCGAGGGACGAGAGAGCGAAGAACGCGAGCACAGACGGCACCGCAAGGACTGCCGCCAACGAGAGAGCCCACTTCTGACCGGCACCAACCCAAAGTGTTGCCGCGAGAAGTTCAAGAACAATGACAGGCAGCGCCAACGAGACAACAGCAGCAACCAGAGGCGTCATGCACCCTCCTTGCCATCCACCACGTCAACGGCGCAGGGGAGGTCGGCGAGGTCTTCGGCGGCACCCTTCATCCAGTCGCCACCCATGTCCCCCATCAGGTAGTGCGGGATCGAGTGCTTCTTGTTGTTCCCGCGATGGTCGTACAACGCAATCGCCACCGCCCACTGCTGCCCCAGCACGACGCGGATCAGGTCGTCGCGGGTGTAGGTGGGGTCTGATGCCAGCGCCAACGCCGACGCTTCATGAAACCAGCCCTCACCGTCGGGGTAGAGAGCCCCGACACCGGTAACCTCGTGAAGGTCTCCCTCCTCGCCCTCTTCGATGTCGACGATGGTCCCGATCTCGCCGGGTTGGCCCCACTCTGGATCGAGCGACCAAACGATGCGGACCCGGTCACCAATGCTGAACTTGCTCACACGTCACCGCCGATCTTGACGAGAAACCGCTGAAACGCGGCTTCCACCTCCTCGGGCGTCTCCTGAATCAGCATGTCTTCTTCCACCAGCCCCCGCAGGTACGCCGCAGCAGGCACACCGCGCGATGCCACCCACGCGGCCTGAGACGGGCTCAGAGAGGTCTGGACGGTCTTGGCGCGGCCTTGTGTGAGGGACGGGCGTCCGCGAGGGCGTGGGGCGTTGTGGACGCCCGCAAGGTGGTCACTGGCAATCTGCTGTTCCCCTTCGATGTCGCCTGCGTTCAATCGGGCGATCGCCGCCTCAATGGCTTTGGCTTTGCTGGTCATGGTGTCTCCCTGCGGTGGTCGGTGAAAGAGCCCGCCGGGTGAGCGGCGGGCTGGGGTGGGTGGGTCAGACTGCGGCGTATCCAAAGTCGCAGTGCGAAGCGGCGCGGCGCATAGCGGCATCGGTTGCCATCTCGCGGGTGTAGCCCTTGGGGAGGTTGGTCTTCTCAGCGGTGGAGACCCACACGCGCTCGCCCTTGTTGACGGTCGTTACCTCGTCGAGGCTGTAGTTCGTCACCGTGCTGCCACCGTCGATGGTCTTGATGGTCGACGAGACAGAGACCTCAATCGTGGCCCAAGCGTTCATGGATTCGGTGTTCTTGAGCAGCGTGATGGTCATTTGGTGTCTCCCTATCCGGCTTGCGTGCCGTGAGTTCATTCTACGCACCCTGGCTATTAAGTCAAGCACTGTGCATGTAGAAATATCCTAGGGCTGTAGGAAGCCAGATCTGGCTTGCCCGGTGATCTGTCCCGAGCGAAAGGAGCGATCACAAGGCAAAAAAAACCCCTGATTCCCAATCGCTTTGCACGGCTGGGAGGGAATCAGGGGCGGTCCAGCGGAGCGCAAGACGGGGCCCGCTGTTCAGAAGCAGTCAGTCAGGCGGACCTGACGACGAGCACGGCGGCACCGTGTGACGACGGTAGACCATCCGCCAGCCAAGAGGCAAGCCCCAAATAAAAAAAGCCACCGACGCAAGACGGTGGCTTCAACCTGCTCTGAAACCGGGGAGACGTCAGGAGCGGGTGCGATGGTGTGAGGCCAGCCGCAGGGCTAGGGTACAGCAGGGGGCGGGGGAGGTCAACTCCAACCACCACCATTCTATCGACCATCCGGACTCATTACGCCCGCATCACCACCGTACTTCCGTACTCCCCCTAAAGGGGGGGAGTACGTTACGTACGTCCGGTGAGTGCCTTTGCCACGGTAACGGTACGTACAAAGTACGACGGAAGTACGTTCAGTACGTTTAACGGTTTGCCAGCACCAAAGCCGATGCCCTGATCGGGTCGGTGATGGTCCAACCGTGCTCATGGACGGTAAAAAAACCACAGTCCAACAGATCACGAATGAACTTCCCTGGCTCGTTTGACGGCTTCATGTGCTGATTCACGGTCCCCTCGGCCCATCCCATGTCATCCATCAGGAACGCCTTGAGCCCCGCCCGGCTGATGTAGGGGGCGCCCGCGCGCATCTCGGCCCCAGATGCCCACCACGCGCGCTCGGCTGCCTTCCGGTGCTTGGACCCGCTGGTCTCCTTGGCAGCGGCCACAGGGGCAGACGCGCTCGCCAGGACGGCACTCGTCACGGGTGCCCCATCCTCATCCAGCCAGCCGGGGATCGTCACGCTGGCGAGCTGGCCAAAGACTGGCGGGAGCAACTCGGCATCCTTGGACTTCTTTTGGGCGATCGTGATCGTGCCTTCCTTGCAGGTCACGCTGACCTCAATGTCGAGGGCGCCACGCCATGAGCTCGAGCCACGCGCGCGCCCCTGTGCCTCTTCATTGACCCCGGTGTGGTGGACCAACAGGACCGAGCACCCAAACGTGGCCATGAGCGCCGCGCACGAGTCCAGCATCTCCTTTGCGTCCTGCGCGGAGTTCTCGTCGCCAGACAGGAAGCGGTGCAGGGTGTCGACCACGATCAGGGCTGGCCGGGTTGGCAACGCCGCGATGGCGTCGCGAGCCTTCACCAGCCCCGCCATGGTGTCTAGGTCGCATCCGCTCGAGGACAGATGCATGGCCAGCGGGGCGTTGGTGTTGGCGATCTTCCACGCCGCGATGCGCCCCCGCAGCCCATGGTGTCCCTCGCCAGCGAGGTAGACCACGGCGCCCGGCTTGACCTTGGCGCCCATCCAATCGGGCGTGCTCGAGGCCATGCGACAGCACCAATCGAGTACGACAAACGTCTTGCCGCTGCCGGATGGGCCGTGGACCATCATCAGGGCCTCGGCTTGTGCCCACCCACGGATCAGCCATGCGATCGGTGCCGGTTGGGCGCAGAAGTCGTCAGCCGGGATCAGCCACCCGTCGGTGCTTGGGGACAGCAACGCCGCGAGATCCTTGCCCGCCTGCACATAGTCGTTGGCGTCGCCGGGGATGGGAGGGATCACATAGCGAACCCCGTGCTTGGCCAGTGCCTGTTCCGCCGCCCGAAGCCCCACGTTGCCCTTGTCGTTGTCAGCGACGGTGGTGACCCGGTCACCGTAGAGCCCCACAAGCACGCCAGCGACGTCCACGAGGTTGCCAGCCGAGTAGCTGACGGCGCAGGGTCTGCCGGTCACCTCGTGGACGGTTGCCGCCGTGGCGAAGCCCTCGGCCAAGTAGATCACGCCGTCCGATGGGGTGCCCACCATCCAAAACTTGCCCTTGACCTCGCCGCCAGGGTGGTACCGCTTGCCGCCGTCGCCTTCGATGTATTGGAGTGACGCAACCCCGCCGTCCTCACCGTAGAGCGGGACCACGAGTTTGCCGTCGGTGGTGATGCGGGACCCATGCGCCTGGACCCCCTTGCGGATCAGGTATGGGTGATCGGCTGGTGCCAGCGGGAGATCACCCCAAATCTGTTCCACCACCTCGGCCACCACCTCACGCTGACGGGCGATCTCCGCATCACGGATCGCCCGCATCTCGGCCATGCGCTTGGCGTGGGCGATCTCCTCAGCTGGCGTCCACGATGGCCCGCCCTCCGCACGCCACGAGACGTCAATCTGACGGCGCCAGCACCCAAAGTGCCCGGCGGGCCGACCGTCGCTGTAGGCGATGTACCAACCGTTTTTGTCATGGCCCTTGCCAGGGGTCGACTTGAAGCGGTGGATCTTGCCGTCGAGGGTCACCGACGGTGGAGCGATCAGGCCCTCGTAGGTGATCGCATCGATCAACTGCTGTTCTGGCGTCCGGTCGTCGAGGGGCTGGACGATGAACGGGCGATCAAGCTTGGCCATCAGGTCCCCCGAGGTAGAGGGAGATCAGGGTCATGGTGGCCGGAGACGGCGTCACAACGCCATGCATCAGCCGGTACAGCGTGTCGTTGCTCAAGCCGGTGGCCTTGGCCACGGCGGAAAGGTTGTGATCCCGCAGGCGCCTGCGGATTTCTTCGATGGTGATCTTTTTGTTGTCGCTCATGCTTGACTCTTGCCGCACTTGCGGCTAGAACACAACTCACAAGGCGCAACCGGATTCTCCGACCGCGCCACAAAGGAGGCCAGATGGCCGTTGCACTGAAGCGCACCTCCCAACTGGGAGTCAAGCAAGTCAAGTTCCTTGTTTACGGCATGGCCGGGTCTGGAAAGACCAGCCTGATCGCCACCCTGCCGAATCCAATCGTGCTGTCCGCCGAAGCCGGGTTGCTGTCGATCAAGGGCGCCGACCTGCCCTACATCGAGATCAACACGATGGCCGACCTCTACGAAGCCTACGAATGGGCGACGTCGTCGGAAGAGGCCAAGCACTTCGAGAGCATTGCGCTCGATTCGATTTCCGAGATCGGCGAGGTGGTCTTGTCCGCCGAAAAGAAGGTCAAGGTCGACGGCAAGAAG